TGCAGGTGTGCCTGTAAGTCCGACTACTCGTTTAGACAGTGTTATGTATTTTTTCAATGCCTTAAATCTCTGCGACTTTGAACTCTTAAAGCTCGACAGCTCATCAATAACCACCATATCAAAGTCCCACGCATTGCCTATGCTCGACAATTCGTTTGTGAGCCACGCAACATTTTCACGATTTATAATATAAATATCTGCGTCCTTTAAAAGTGCGTTACGTCTTTGGCTCGGAGTGCCGAGAATTTTCGATATTCTCAAATGCCTTAAGTGGTCCCACTTTTCACACTCTCTGCTCCAAGTATCTTCCGCCACTCTAAGCGGTGCTATGACAAGCACTTTTTCGATTTCGTAACAGTTATAAATCAATTCGTCAATCGCCGTAAGCGTTACAACCGTTTTACCAAGTCCCATATCAAGGAACAATCCGACGCGCGGTGTAGAGATAATTTTATTCAACGCAATCTGCTGATACCTATGCGGTCTAAAATTCAAAATTCTCACCCCTTAACAATTTATCAACTTTATCCTTTGTATCAATCACATAAACGTGAAACCCGAGTTTTTCAAAAAGTCTGTGTACGGCGGTTTGTAATTTTCTCGGCTTTCCGTTCGGGCGTTTAAGTTCTGCGAAGTATATCGTACCTTTTGGAATCATAACAATCCTATCCGGTACGCCTGCCATACTCGGCGACACGAATTTCAGTGCCAAACCTCCCATTTGCTTAACTTGCCTTACTAAATATTTTTCAATGTCCTTTTCTATCATTTTTCACCTGTTCTTTCTGCGGTAACTTTAAAACCGTTTTTCATACACTTATACGCGTATATGTGCGTTATGCGTGTATGTTTCTCTTTGTAGTACATATATGTATATAATATATAGAATTAAAGTTACCAAAGTTACCTATGCTCTAAACCCTTGCTATCACTGCGTTTTTGGGGTAACTTTTAAAAGTTACTTAGGTTTACCAAAGTTACCTTGAAAGTTACCTTTTCAAATAAAGGTTACCTCTAAAAGTTACCCCATATTCTAAGCTCTTTTAAATCCTTTTTGCACTCCGTAATCCTTGTTAAATTTAATAACCTTGTCATATTTTTCCCAATCGTCAAACGATGAAATGATACTGTTAATCTCTATCGAATCCCTACGTTGAATTTGCCTAAAATCACCGTTAAAGAGTTCGCACCATATTTCAAGCGCACACACTCTGTCACGTTCGACAAGTTCGTCTTCGGGTACGCTTATAATCTCCGACCAAAAATCTCTGCGTTTTGCCAAGTCCCAACAGTTCCAATCACGCGGAACACGTTTATCAAGGAAATCACGAATAAGTCCCTCTTTAACCGACACTTCCCTATGATCTGACTGCACTTGTTTCGCAAGCTGTTCCGTTTCCTTTGACAAATAAAGCGGTTCATTCTGCGTATAACGCACTTTTGCCTCCGCCCAAATTTGATTTATTTCCTCATCGGTCAAATCGGTAAACACGCTCTTTTTTATCGGCACAATCTCCGTATCAACAGGCCAAAATCTTCTGTTACCGGTACGGTCACGAAGATAATCGCTGTTATTGCTCGTACCGAAAAATACACATCTTCGCGGGTGTTCCTGTACAATTCTGCCGTATGCTGCGCGGTATCTGTCCGACGTCTGCGACAGTATCTGCTTAACACTGCCGACTTCCGACTTATTAAGTGCCTCAAGTTCGCTTATCTCTACAATCCATTTACCCTGTATAACCTCGCACAATTCCTTACCCTCGAACGTCTTTATGCCGTCCGTAAACCACCTGTCAAAGCCGACTTTGCGAAGTATCGTACTCTTGCCTATGCCCTGCCTGCCCGACAGAATAAGCATATTATCGAATTTACTTCCCGGCTCATACGCTCTCGCGACCGCTCCGACGAACATTTTACGCGTCACTTCTCTTGTATATTCGTTATCCGCCGCACCGAGATAATCGACAAACAATGTGTCAAGCCGTTCCGTATTATCCCACGCAAGACCGTCCAAATACTCAACAATCGGGTCATACGCAACACGTCTGTAAAACACTGACAACGCACGAAAAACCTTATCGTTACCCATTTTAATGCCGTACACATATTCAAGATACCACTGCAATCCGTCCGTATCGGAATCCTGCCAAACGCGTTTTTCCGGTGCGTCCTTGTCCCAAGGCATAATGCCGTCAATCTCTGCATAGCCTGTAAAATCGTTCATTTTGATTTTGCCTTTTAAATGCGAATCGTTCTCAATTATAAGAATAATATTGTTAAGCGTCTTTTCGTAAGCGCCTGTATTTTCGTTTTTCTCCAACTTTAACGCCCACTGCATATCGTCCGTTTCTTCGCTTTCGATACCGCCGAAATCTTCCGCCGCTTTCTTTTGACGTTCCTTAAACATAAGCATTGAAACATCACTGTCACCGTCTATAAGCTTGCACATTGCCGAATATGACGGCAGTTTCGATACAGGTGTACCGTCCTTTGCGTCTGCGTCCGTATCACCGAATTTATGAATACGAACAAGGTCAAAACTGTTGCATAACTTACCGCTTGCAGGGTCTGTTGCGTGGTTTGAATACGCAAATTTGCCGTTCTCATACACGACAAGTCCGCTTGAACTTGAGCCGTCCTTGTATGTGTATCTGTCGCCTACGGCACACTTTTCGTACACGTCGGGAAGATATTTTTCTATGCACGAATGTATATCGTACGTTCTGCAAAACGCACCGATAACACCTTTTTTAAGCGTTGGATCCTCTTGTTTTCTTACCTGTCTGTCCAACGCCTTTGTTGTTCTTGACGAAACGTACCAACTCGATACGTCGTGCCAATCTTCATATTTTGCAAGCACCCTGTCAACGTCAAGCGGTTTATTTTCCTCGTGTTCAAACACATACTCGCCGTCAATGCTCGTACTCGGCCAATACATTAAACGGTGCGGCTGATACGTTGTGTCGTCAAACATATCTATACCAATATCATACGCCACCATTCTTGCAACCGCTTCGTATTCATCAGGCGTACAAGGTCTTGACAGAAGTATCACCAAACGAAATCTCGGTTTTTCGGCACTGTGTTTATGCGTTGAATAAATGCAATATGTAAAGTCGTAAAACATTGAAATATTATCGCAAAAATCACTGTCGGCAAAGTCTGCGTCAAGCGTAAGCAAAATTCTGTTTTCGATACTTCCCGACTGTCGCTTGCCGTTTTTCACCTTACCGCCCACAAAACCGCCGACGTCCTTTATATCATCCTGTTGTGACTTCGGCATATTTGCAAATTCACCTTGCGTTTCGCTCGTCCTTGTTGTCGTTTTCAGCCTTTCGACAAAATCTCCCCACGACATTTTTGTATTTTTCCATAGTTTTGATTTTCTGCTTTGTCCCGTAGCAATTACTAAATCCAATTTATAACACCCCCTAATCTTTCATATAAAAATTACATTCGTATCCGTCCGCATTAAGCGGAAGTCCTTTCGCCCATTCAATCGGCTCACACATTATCGCCGCCAACTCCTCTGCACTCGACACGCCTTTCGGAACGTCAACTATAACCTCATCGTGAACGTGGAAATTAATCTTAAAACCTCTGTCCTCAAGCCGAATTATGCTTTCAGCCAAGCAATCCCTCGCAAACGCCTGTACTATGTTTTCAACAAGCTTACCGCCCCATGTTTCAAGTCTGCTCCAAGTTTTTGTTGTCTGATTCATACCCATATATGTAACGGCTTTTTTTCCAAATCTGTTTACTTCGATTTTCGGTTTAACGTAAGCGATTTTTCTTCCCGACGGCAGACCGATAAAAAGAATATTCGACTGTTTGTAAAAAGAAATATCGTGTCTAATCTTGCCCGGATAACCCTCAACCGCCTTAATCGCCGCATTCTCGACCGTTCGCCAAAATGCCGTTATGGCAGGATTTGAACTCCGCCACTTATCCACGATACCTTGAAGTTCTTCTTCGTCAATACCCATTTTCAAAGCACCCATACTCACCATAGCTCCGACACTTCCGCCGTAACCGAGTGCAAGTTCGGCAATCTTGCCTTTTTGACGTAGCGGATCGCCTTTGTGAATACTTTCAATCGGAACATGGAACATCTGACTTGCCGATGCCTCGTATATTTTTCCGTGAGTTTTAAATACTTCAAGTCGCCACTGCTCGCCTGCAAGATATGCAATAACTCTTGCCTCAATCGCCGAAAAGTCCGCTACTATAAATCGCCTGTCCTCACTCGGTACAAGTGCTGTTCGTATAAGCTCCGACAGCGTTTGCGGAACGTTTTCGTAAAGCATTTCAAACAGTTCAAAATCGCCGTTTTCCACACATTCTCTTGCGTAATCAATATCTTTCAAATGGTTTTGCGGTAGGTTTTGCACCTGTACAATTCTTCCTGCCCAACGTCCTGTACGGTTTGCGCCGTAAAACTGCAAGAGTCCTCTTATTCGTCCGTCATCGCAGACGCTCCGCTCCATTGCCTCGTACTTTGTTACAGACGTTTTCGCCATCATTGAACGCAGATATATCACTCTTTTCGCCTTTAGCGATATGCTTTCATCAGCTATAAGCTCCTTTAATTTTTCCTTGTTTAAGCTGTCGATTTTCTGCCCTGTTTCTTCTTCAAGCCACGCCTTTAGTTGCACAACCGATTTCGGATTTTCAAGTCCCGTTATTTTCTGTGCCTCATCATAGCACCTGTCGCTGTATTCCGTATTGAATTTGATCGCATTTTCAACAAAGTTTCGGTCAACTCTTACACCTCTGTCGTTAATTCGTTGGTCATACGTCCACAGTTTTTGTTCACTGTCGCATATCGGAAATTGGGCGAGTTTCTTTTTTATCGCGCGTTCCACTTCAACGTCCTGTATGCAGTATTCTTTGAATACCTCCCACTTGTCGGGTGCGTGCGTTGGTAAATTCCTTGTACGTCCGCCGTTCGTCTTTGTCGGCTTACACGGTTTTGAGAAATAGTCAATCAATGCTTTTCCGCGTTTGTCCTTTTGCTCCTCCAAACCGAGCGCAACCGCCACAGCCGAAAGCGAAAGCGGAAGTCCGAGTTCTGACGCTTGTACCGCACTGCAACGCCATTGATTTACAGGCAAATCAATATTAAAATACTTACCGATACACGTTCTTTCAAAGTTCGCATTATACGCCGTTTTCAATATATCCTCGTCCGTCAGTGCGTTCATTACTTCTTTCGGCAATGCCTCACCTTGTGCAAGGTCAATTATTTTTACTTCTTCATCATCAAACGCATACGCAAATAACAGGATTTTAAAATCGGAGGCATTCGCATAAGCATATACCCCCGATTTAATTAAATCAACACTTCCGTATGTTTCAATGTCGATACTGAGTGATTTCATTTTGTCACCTTTTAATTAAGAAAATCGTCGTCATCGTCATACAGTCCCGCAAAGTCGTCCTCCGCAGTGTTTCGTCCGCCTAAAGGCTCTCCGTCCCTTGTTTTCATCAAATTATTAAGACCGCACGCAATACCTTTATTGCCGTTGGAGTTAAAGGCGTAAAACGAAATTGACGCATGACCGTAACAACCGCTGTAAAATTCCGTCTTGTCGATTATCGGCTGACGTGACTTGTCCACAATACCCGGTGCGGTTTTGCAGTTTGCGTTGACAAAATAGCTGTTTGCATAGTTTTCGTCGTCCTCTCTGTCAGTATCACCGTCACGCAACGGCAACTTTAAATTTGCGGGAATTTTACCGCCGAACTTCGCAATGCCCTCTTGCTTTGCCGCCTCGATTGCGTTGTTTATAGCCTTGATTGTCTTTGTGTCGCTTTTCGGAATGATGATACTTACCGAATACTTTTCGTCACCGCCGTTGATTGATGACGGCTCCCAAACGTGTGCATAACTGAATCTTACTTCTCCTGTGATTACCTGTGTCTTTCTTTTTTCCATTGTTATTTCTCCTTTACTTTATATCTTTAAAATCTTCTGCCGCTTTCTCTGCCGAATTCCATTCGGGACGTTTGTCCTCCGAACGTACAAGCGTCGGCTTTCCCTGCGGTTTTATTACATATTCTCCGAGCAGTTCGTTAAATCTTGCTCTGCCTAAAAGTGCTCCCATTTGGGTGATGTTGAGTATTTCTTTCTTATATATGTTCTTTTCGTCATAACCGGCTTTAATTAATACATCGGCGATTTTGCTGTCGTCCTCCGCATATTTGCGGTTACTTCTTCCCTCAACCACTTTAAATCCCGGATACTTAACGCCGTTATTAAGTGCCTGTTCCAAAGCATAGTCCTTTACGAGTTTCGACCACTTCGCAAGGTTTTCCGCTTGGTCTATTACCTCCGCAATTTCATCTTCGGTAAGCTCCAAAGGCGGTTTGAAAACCATTGCCGCAAGTCTGTTTTTCTCCTCCGCATACGCACGGCATACGGCTCTTGCTTTGCAAAATCCGTCATCGCAATGACGTCCCGCTATACAGTCACCGTCACCGCTGTTCGCAAGTACGGCTTTAGGCTTTAAATCTTCGCCCCACTTAATGAGTTCACCGCGTGTAAGCGTTTCCGTATCAATGTTATCAAGTCGTGGTTGGAATATCGTTAAATTGACCTTATGTATGTCGTATAGGTAGTCGTATTCGCTCAATGCTCCTAAGCCATATATCCTAAGCTGACTGTTCTTGTCTGCCGATACCTTTACGCCCTGTCCGTATTTAAGGTCTATTATCTCGATTATTCCACCGCCGATAATAACGGTGTCGCCTGTACCGAATCCGTCGGGTACCCATTCCGAAAAATCTAAACGGCGTTCAAGATGTATTTGTGCGTCCTTGCATTGACTTTTAATCGCATTGTATCGCTCCAATACAAAATCACGATAACTGTCCGTGTATTCTTCCATATCTTCTGTTATGTCAAGCGAACGTATCATCTTATGATACTGCACGCGTGTTATGTGGTTTAAAGCTAATTTCAGCTTTGCCTCACCCAATGAATGTGCGGTAGTTCCCTCTTTTGCATATTCACTGCTTTCGTCGGGGAATTTACTTTCCATTGCGATTGACGCAGGGCAGTTTATCCACTTCTTTGACCCCGACGCTGAAAGTTTTGCGTGTTCTTCCGGCATTACTTCACATCTCCTATTCTTGTCATCGCCTCTGCGTATCGCTCAGGCGGTATTTCCGTTACTTTGCCGTAACCCATTTCTTGAAGCAGTCCCTTAGCCTTATCTCTGCCCTGCGACTTCGCATACTCACCGAATGCCTTGCGTACTTCTTCTATTGCGTATTCGGTTGTTGTTACTTCTGCGTTTTTATCCTCTGTCGGAGTATTGTCTGCCGGTACTTCGGCGGTGTTATCCTCTGTCGGCGTATCGTCCGGCGTCTGTTCCTCTCTTACAACGTTCGCCGCTTTCTCAACGTCCGCCTTTGTCATCTCCGTATTATCTGTCTTTTTGTTAAGTACCGAACATAATCCGTACATTCGGTCGAATACTTCCTTGTTACCCTCAAAATCTTTCTGTTCAAGCCTAATTACAATTTGCATTGATTTTTATTCCTTTCTGTGATATAATGTTTGTATAGATTAATAATCTATGTACTTTTGTTATTTGACCGTTATTGAGTTGCCGCTCTGACGGTCATTTTTATTGCGACTAAGTATCATCGCATTTACGAAAACACCTACCAAATGCTTTTCATTCAGTGTTAAATCGTTATACATTTTCAGTATTTTCTTCTCATCTGCCACTCTTCTCACCTCCTAATTCTGATATTTTATAGGTTGTCTGTATGCTAAAACTATTCCCCAAGATAATCCGTAACTGTACGGATACTGCAATACCTCTTTGAATAGGTCATACCACGCTTTTTCCTTTTCGTATGCGTCGGCTTCTTCTTCCGTAAGTCCGTCGCGTTCATCGTCGCATACTGCGTCATCATCATCTATGCACGCCCAATCATCATCAATACAGGCGAAGTCGTCATCACGACAAGCAAAGTCATCGTCTATGCACGCCAAATCGTCAAATTCGTATTTCGTCATAGCCGTTTAATTATCTCCGCTGATAATCTTTGCGACACTCATTTCAAGCGGGTGCTTTGACTTGATACGATTTGTTATCCCGTATCCTTTTGCTATGTATGCCTTAACCGACTTGCTGTCATCGGCGTTTAAAACCACTACATCATCTCTGCCCGTCATTACTACATATTTGTTCATTTGAAAATATTCCTTTCACTGTTATTTTCTGTTTTGCGTGTCCTCTGCACTCCTTGGCGAATGCGTTAATCATCGGAAATACTTCTCTGTGGAAATATTCTTCCGTTTTCTCATTCTCTGTTTTTGGTTTTCTTTTTAGCATTTTTTATGTCCCTTTCTGCCAATTTCCAACTTATGATTAGTCCCACACCGAAACTAATCAGCGCAATTCCTATTGTGTTCATTTGTTTTACCTCTCTTTATCCTGTGAGCTTGTCCTATCGTCGGAGCATTAAGCTCCTTTTTCTTTGTTTGCTTGAATAGCATTGTACTCGTCAATCATCTCCTGCGACGGCTCAACCGTTACGTCACCATACCCAAGCATATGATACATATTTTCTATATGAGGCTTCCAATGCTGAAAACGCTCATAAGCAGGTCTGTCTTGCCAACTGCCTACCACTTCAACGTGTACTTTAGGTTGCTTTCTCGGCTTTCTTGCCTTTTTGGTCTTTTCCGCCTCCATAATCTCCACCTCCTGCTTTAATCTATGTATTTCATTTTTTGTCCTATTACTTTGTATTAAGCAATCTGCTCCTGTTCCATTATCGGAAGTATACCCTCGTTCTTTAACAATGCATAAATAAATAATCTGCCTTTTTGTGTCCAATATGTATTTACTTTAGAATGTTGCTTGCCGTCATTTCCGTTTACAGTATGCGTCTTTGTACTTGTGTAGCCTTTTTCAGCATATTCCTTATACAATAGCCATATCCCGCCTTGCTTAAACTGTATCTTGTGTTCTTTTAAGAAATTGTTTAACCATTTTGCCGACTTACCGTAATCCTTTGCTATTACAGTGACAGATAATAAATCGGGACAATTTAAAACTAAATCATAATATGATGCCTTTGGTTGAAGTTCCATAATCTGCTGTTCTTGAACTTTAACAGTGGTGTTTAGTTTCTTATTTTTCTCTCGCTCCAATTTTAATGCCGTAAACGCTTGTATAGCTAAATCGGGATTATCCAACAATTCGTCGGTTGCATACATTCCCGTTTTGCGTATCGCCGGTAATACATCAGCCGTAACCCAATGCTTAAACTTCTTCGCATTCGGCATTTTGCTTGATAGAATAAGGCTGTAAAGACCTGATTCATTAATCATTGTCAAATCTTGTTTTCCTCCAAGGGTGTCACATTTCGTTACCCCCTTATCTTCTTCATCAATATGGTCTATAATAGCCTTTCTTGGATTGCTGTATCCGAGGATTTCCGCTACATCCTTACCGACAAACATAATCTCTCCGTTTACTGTTGTTGTTCTTACAGAGCCGAACTCTGCATTTTCAAATACCTTTAATTCTTCCATACTTCTTTTTCCTTTCTGTTTAATGACTTATAGTTGTGTGATTTCAAATCACGTAGCCGACAAAAAAATTTTTTTAGTTAAACTTGGACTTAAATTTAAAAACACTTCGGATTTAGCTATTTCACTCCCTTTAAATTCGGCTGTATTATGTATTTTATTATACAATGCCATTTCAGATATGCCTAAATAATTTGCATATTCACGTTTAGTCTTTCTGGCGCGTTTTATAGCTAATTCCAGTTCAAGCGTATCTGTCATTACAATTCACCACCTTTCCAGTGATTTTAAATCACTGTATTTATATTAACACACAAGTTCTTTTTTGTCAACACATTTTTTTGTTTTTCTAAAATTTTGTTGACAAGTAATCACGTCTGTGATAATATAAATATAAAGAAAAATTTATAATTTAGAAAGTAGGCATTAATATGAGTTTAGGTGAAAAAATAAAAAAACGAAGAGAGGAGCT